TCATGATGGACCACGCTCTTCGCGTTCTTGGCGGCGAATGGGAGATCAAGACAGCAGAAGAAGCTACAAAGATCGCAAAGGTCTGGCATGACATTCTGCGCCTTGAAATGAACCAGGCAACAACAATCTCCGGAACACAGTCGGATACCCCAGAAGGACGTCAGAGTCGATTGGAAGAACTGCGCCTTGAGGCAAAGCGCCGCGTTGAGGGTGGTTTGAGGGCTGTCGCCGGTGATGCATGAGCCATCTATTATCCGACGATGAGTTTAATCAGCTCAGCACTAACGAGCAAGATGAGTATCTTGAGCTTCTTGAAGAAGATCTTTCGGCGTGGTCGCTCAACGGCAACGAACGTCAGATGCGCGCAAACCTACTCCTCAGCAAAGTCGACTGGCTCTTATACGGTGGTGCTGCCGGTGGTGGAAAATCTGAACTCCTTGCCTACCACGTACACGAGCTCAGTAAAAGGTTTCCAGGTCACAGAAGTCTACTTATTAGAACATCGCTACCGGAACTAAGACGATCTCTTATTATTCGTACCCAGGTACGCTACGCACAGATCGAAGTCGACGCCACACTGCGCTCCGTAGACAACGTTAAAGCTTGGTGGTACGACAATGGAAGCATTATTGAATACGGTTACTGCGCCCGCGATGAAGATGTTGGGCAGTTCATGTCTGCTGAGTATGACTTTATTGGTTTTGATGAGGCTACGCAGTTCACGCCGTACCAAATGTTGATGATCTCCGGTCGTCTTCGTACTAGCAAAAAAATGGCTGCATCGGGCGTTAGAACACATGTTATGTTCGCTACCAACCCTGGAGACCGTGGACACACGTTTTTGTACCAGATGCTGGTAGGACCTACACAGTATGGAAAGTTCGCCGTTGTGTATGATGTGTCAAACGGATTTGAGGATCCACCTATTGTAAGGTTGGTCGAGATTCCGGATGACTTGGAGGAACTTGAAAAGCTCGAAATTGACCACGATCCAAACAATCATTTGGTTGTTGCCTTTGTTCCTTCTACCGTTGTTGATAACCCGTTTATTGACCCGACGTACAAAAAACACCTCTCAATGCTCCCAGAAACAGAACGTAGACAAAAACTCATGGGGGATTGGGACACGTTTACGGGGCAGTACTTCGTGGAATTTCAACGTGACGTTCACGTTGTACCCCCGTTTCCCATACCGGATTCATGGCAAAAATATCGAGGTGTTGACTTCGGAACAGCCAACCCTTTTTGCTGCCTCTGGGGCGCGGTCGACCCGGCTGACGGGACTATGTATATATATCGGGAGGCGTATGCTAAAGGTCTCACTGCAGCAGAGCAGGCCCGGACTATCAAACGGCTATCTGTATCTCACGAAGAGCGAGCCGAGAATTATGTTATGACCGTTGGTGACCCGTCGATGTTCAACAACACAGCCGGTACAGGCACTACGGTGGCTGGTCAATACAACAACAATGGCGTAATCCTTACCAGGGCTAAGAACCAACGCATTGGTGGCTGGCAGAACGTTCGACGTTATTTGGGACCCAGCCCAGTAGACAAGGTTGTAAGATTGAAGATCTTTGATAACTGCGTTAACCTGGTTAGAACCCTGCCGATGATGCGCCACGCAAACACGAACCCAGAAGATCTCGATACCAAAGACGAAGATCACGCAGTTGACGCCCTTCGGTATTTATTGGGGTGTCGTCCCTATGAGGTCCAAAAACGCGCATCTAAGAAGTATTCTGAAGGTGCAGAGGGTCGCGTCCAGAAATACATGGAGCGATTGGATAAAATGTCAAAAAGAAAGACGAAGAGCTGGTAATGCTAAGAGTTGAACATTATTTATATTTGCCCGGATGCTGTTGGTCATGCCGCAGCGTTAATCTACCGACAATCGACACAGGCATTGACCTAGACGGTGCAAACTCTCCAGACGACCCAAATCCGTCCGCAGTCACCAGAATTTACATTTGTGCTGATTGCGCTATTGAAATGTCCCGGATGGTGATGGATGCCCGCAATTTAGATCTAGTTGATACCGGAACAACCAACGTTTTAAATGAAATGGTTCAGACGCTAAGCGAACAAAACGTTCAGTCAGCCGCAAGGATTGAAGAACTAGAGAACGCCCTGCGGGTTGTCAAGTCGATCCCGGCCGCCCCAGAAGAAGCTCCGGCTGCAAAGGCTTTCAAAGTAGCCACACCAAAGGAAGTTAAAAAATGATAGTATTGTCTGCTATAGCCTTGGGTTTACTTGGGGTTGTAATTTGGTTGGTTCGTGAGAACCGGAGATTGACACAGATGGTAATTTCACGACATACAGGCGACTTCACGGCTATGGTACGTGCTGAAAAGAAACAAGCCGCCATCAAGAAGGATAAATCCAAGGAAGATGGGTATCACACTTGGCGTATCCCGTCTGAAGGAGTAGCACCGTGAAACCCTGGGAACCGCCTTCAGCTGCCGATGTTGTTAGCATGTGGCAGAAAGCAGACCAATATCTCGTAAAAGAACGACGAGACTATTGGATGAACGCTTCTTATTACGCTTCGCACCAGTGGATTTGGTGGGATTTTACTCGCAATATCGTACAGGAACTCGATTATGCTAATGAAGCTGAGCGCGGGTCCCGTATTACTATCGACAAGTACGGGCCACGTTGCCGCAGCTTGCTTGCTCGACTTACCCGTGCTGAGTTAATCTGGGAAGTTCAGCCAAGCGGTATGGATGACTCGTCTATGCGTCGTCAACGACTTCAAGAACAGATCCTGTTTGCAGAGCAACGGCACAATGACTGGGAAGAAATTCGTGAAATGGCGTTGTTACAGACACTTTTTGGTGGTGCAAGCGCTATTGCTGTTGATTGGGACCCCGACAAGGGCGAAGATTACATGCTTGATCCTATTTCGCAGATTTCCGTACCTACGGGTGGTATTCGACTTACCCCACTGGGAATCAACGAATTCACCCTTGAACCGGGTACACAAAACGAAAAAGATGCTAGATGGTGGATTCGGTGCACAAGCCTTCCACCAGAACAGGTTCAGGAGGCTTACGGACTTGAAGAAACACCACAAGCAGATGCTGAGGCTATGCTTTCTAGCCGCCACCGCAGCATTTTGCTACGCCGTCCTGGCGGAGCGCCGCCGCGAACAACACTCGTCTACGTGTACTATGAACGGCCCACCTCGCGTGGTCCGGGATGCGTAATTCACGTAGTAAACGGCAAGATTGTATTGATGGAAGAACAATGGCCGTTCCCATTCAAACATCTCAATATTGCGTTGTTCAGGCAAAACAAGATCCCTAATAGCTGGGTAGGACATACCCTTCTTACCCCCGCTCGCGATGTTCAGTACGCATACAACCGCGCCCGGTCAACGATTTTGGAACACATGCGTAAGGCTGCAAACGCTCGATTGATGATCCCATCGGGATCTGTAGATGATGCAGACAGCATTACAATCGATCCAGCAGATACGCTTGAATACAACAGCGAAATTGGTGAGCCGCACTGGCAGATGGCACCGGAAGTTCCACGATGGATTTCTGGCGAAGCTCAGCAGTTGGAAATGGAACTTGATGACATTTTCCATACCCACCAAACAACGCGAGGCGAAGCACCTGGCGACCGCAACAGCGGCCTTGCTTTGTCATTGCTGGCTGAAAAAGACGACACACCGCTTGGACCAATGGCTAAAGACCAGTCTCACGGTTGGGGCAAGATTGCCGAAATGGCGCTTTTGCTTTACCGTATGAACGCTGAATCTTCGGGTCTAACACGCAAGGTAATTGTTCTTACAGAACAGGGCGTTCCACACCAGGTTAGCTGGTCGGCAAAAGATATTGATGATCGACCTATCGTTCTCGTACCTATTGACGCAACAATGCCACGCAGCAAGATTGCAACACAATCTATTCTTACCGGCCTTGCCCAGCAGTTCCCGATGGTTTTCCAGAACGTCGATGCCCGCGCATTGACAAAGATGCTCGATTTGCCAGATCCAAAGCAGTTCCTATCTCAACAAGACCCGGACTCAGCCAAGGCAGAATGGGAAAATGGACTACTTATGCAGGGTGTTCCGGTTATCCCAGAAGACTTCGACATGCACGACATTCACGTTGCCGTTCACAACTCGGAACGTAAATCACCAGCGTATGAACTTGCTGATCCAGAAATTAAGCAGATTATTGACATGCACGTCATGGCCCACATGCAGTTCATGTCTAACGAATTTGCAGCCAGCATGGCTCAGTCAGACCAGGTTGCAATGGGTGAACCGGTAGACCCAGGCATCTCTGCAGCACTGGAAGCTGGAACAGGTTTGCCTCTTCCGCAAATGGATATGGCATCACAAGAACAAATGGATCTCGACGAAGCAGTAGGGTCCATGCCGCAAGATCTTGGCATGATGATGCCAGGAAACGCTCAACAACCGCCTATGATGGGTGGAATGACAGGAATGGAAGGAATGTAAATGGAGATTGAAAATACCAATTTCTCTGATTACGTAACAGAACCAGCAGTAGAATCTGCTCCAATTGAAGAGGCACCTTCCGGTGACGTAAATTGGGAGGAACGATACCGTTCCGAGGTGCAAGACAGAATCAAGGAACGCGAGCGCTACAAACCAATTCGCCAGGTTTTTGATCAGATGCACCCAGACGATGCCATTGCAGTGCAAGGTTTTGCTCAGGCGTGGGCATCCGGCGACCAAGATACCGCTATTCAGTGGATGGTCGATAATGCAAAGACTCTTGCAGGGGACCGTTTTTACGAGATTGCCGGGGTGAACAACCGTGGACAAAACCAACAGGACGTATACGAAGAGGCAATTTATGACAGCCGACAAGCAAATCTCACCCCTGAACAGGTAGCTCAGGTTGTCGAAGAGCGCATGGCCGCCTTCCAGCACGAACAAGTTGTATATCAGTACGAGATCGAGATTGAAGAAACACTGCAAGAAGCTGGTTATGACCCCAGTAGCCCACTTGCTATCGCTGCAATTTCAGCAGCACAACAGCGCCCGGACTTGGATCTAAAAGCTGCTATTGCAGATATTGAAAACCAAATTCTTACGCAAGCTCAATCGATTGTTCAGCGCCGCCAAAACCCATCTGCCGGTATGCCTTCTGCACCACCAAACGGTGTAGCACCGATCATGGACGCTGGCAATATGTCGCCGCGCGATCGAGCTATGGCTCGCTTGGGTCAACAAGGACTTTAGGTCACTTGACAACGCACTAGTTGCGTATAAGATATATGTATCTGTTCTGGATGGTTCAGATGTAACATAGTCACCACAAAGGCACGTTGGCAGAAGCCACGCGCCCCGATGTTCGGAGAACTAGGGATCGCCAGGTAGTGGGTCTAACAAACTCAATCCAACAACTCAACAATTAAGGAATATTAGACATGCCCGCAAGTCTTTCCACGGTTGATGCAATCCTCAAGGACGACTACAAGGATTACATCGATCAACTCAACCAGGCCACGTTTCTTCTCTCGCAGATCGAAACGCGCCGCGACACCGTTACAGGCCGTATCGCCCGTCACGCAATCCACCTCGGACGTTCATCCGGCGTTGGCGCTCGCGGAGAAAATGGCACTCTCCCAACAGCAGGAAACCAGGCGTACGCTACGGTCCCAGTACCAGTAAGGTACGTTTACGGCCGTATTCAATTGTCCGGTCCAACAATCCGTCAAGCAGTTACAGACCGTGGCGCTTTCGTTGACGCACTTGATGCAGAAATGAGCGGTATCCGTCGTGACGCTATGAAGGACGTTAACCGCCAGCTTTGGGGTACATCCAACGGCGTTATCGCACAATGCGGTACCACCACAAGCGCAACAACTGTTGTCTTGGCATCTTCTACCGGAACCACAGCACTTCGCAACCTCTTCTTTGATGGTGGCATGGTTGTTGACATTGGTACCGTAGCATCGCCAACCACTGTTGCAAGCGCTCGTACAATCACCGCTGTTGACGAAACCAACAAGACAGTAACTATTTCAGGTGCTGCTGTTACCACTTCGTCTTCACATTTCTTGTTCCGTACCGGAGCTGGTGGTGCTTCAAGCAACAGCGGTCAGCCGGGAGACGGCCAGATCGAGTTGACAGGTATTCAGACCATCGTTGACGACAGCGCAGTCTTGCACACGATCAACCCATCAAGCCAGCCAAAGTGGAAGTCATACGTAAACAGCAACAGTGGAACAAACCGTGCCGTTACCGAGACCCTCATCACCGGCTCGATTATGAAGGCCCTCATCAACAGCGGCAAGAAGCCATCTCTTCTTGTTTCTTCCGAAGGCGTTCACATGTCGGTTGCTAACTTGTTCTTGTCGCTCAAGCGCAACATGGAACAAACACAGCTCAAGGGTGGCTACGCAGGTATCCAGTACTACTCACCATCAGTCTCCGGACAGGGTGACGAAGGCCCAACCGTTCTCTATGCAGACTTTGACTGCCCGAACAACCGCCTCTACGGTATTAACCCAGAGTCGCTTGTATGGCACCAAGTCGGAGAAGGCTGGCAGTTCATGGACCTCGACGGTGCAGTGATGAACCGTAAGCCAGACATTGACGCCTACGAAGCAACGTTGACCTGCTATGCGGAACTCGCATGTAAGCAGCGAAACAGCCACTTTGTGATCAAGGACCTCACGGAGACCACGATCTAAATGGCCGCATCGGTAAGTATCGTTACTGGTCCGGAAGTTCCAGGTAACCGTAAGTTTGTGACAGCAACAGTCACATTCGATTCGTCGTACCCGACCGGGGGAGAAGCAATTTCGCTCACCTCCCTCGGTCTAAACCGACTTGACTTTTTGTGGGCAGTTACCACAGATGGCTATGTCCCTGCATGGGATGGTTCAACAACTAATCCAAAGATTGAACTCTTTTGGGTTGACACAACAACAGATGGGGCCGCATTGGCAGAAGTAACGAGCACTACCAACGTTTCGACGGTAGTGGCACGAATCTTCGCTTTCGGCGCTTAAGGTGTTGGCCTGGGTGGGGCTTTCTCTCCTTTCACCCACCCAGGTCAGCTTCACCCCTTGGAGGAATTATGAATAGAGCTAGCGATCTAATTTCGCAACACATCCCCGGAGCTGAACAATGGGCAGAAATCTCCTTGGATGTTTACAACATTTCAGAACGTATTCGCAAAGGCGATGAATCTGGCTGGCGTGGCGACCCCAGCGCTAGTGTTATGTTCAACCCCATGACGCAACAGTTTGAAGTATGGCTGGTTGACGACCAGAACACCCCATACATTGCCTGCAGCGGACCTCGCTGCGACCATTCGCTTATTGTCAAGCTAATCGAAGGCGACTGGCAAAAAGGAAAAAGACTTCTAGAAGAAATTCAGAAGAAGAACCGAGAAGCTCGCGATCGAGAGATGAGCCTTCAACGAGATATGTCTGAAGAACTAGCCGACAAGATGCACTATGCTATTATTAAAGATATGGGCCATCTTGAGGGTGGAACACGACGTCAGCACTCAATGAATACGAACAAGAAGAAATAATGGCTACATACTCATCATCTCAATCCAAGTACATCACATTGGTAGCAAACACGGTAGATACCGTTACTCTTACCGGAACGGGAAATGTTTTGCGTCTTCTTACTACGACCGGTACTTCTCATGCTTATTTCACTGTTGTTCCAACCGGGCAAACACCTACCGCCGCTACTGTTGCCGGGGATAACACGTACGTAACCGTTCACGGAAATCCTGGGTACATTGATATCCCTTGGAATGGTGGCGGGGCTGTAGTAAGTATTATTAGTGCCGGTACTCCGACGATCGGAATTATGCTAATCTAATGGCCACCCCCGCAGAGCAGGATCTTGTAGTCACTAGGGGTGACACCATGACCGTAAACGTCACAATGACGACAAACGGGATAACCCCTATTGATATTA